GCTGCCCGGTGGAACGATGCACTCGACCTGATGAACATGACAAAGGGGCGAGTCAAGTCCATCGTCATCGACGGGCTGCGCCCTGGCGTACGCTCTGGCATTGGCCAGATCGATGCCATCACTGGTGGCTGGCAGAAGAGCGACCTCATCATCCTGGCTGCTCGTCCTAGCGTGGGCAAGACTGCACTTGCTACTAGCATGGCGTTGTCAGCAGCTGCGACTGGCAAGAAGGTGGCTATCTTCTCCATCGAGATGAGCGCTGAGCAGGTGGGTGCACGCATCCTCTCGTCAGCGTCCGGCATCCCGCTCGCTGCTATCCGTAATGGTGGCATTGACTTGGTGCAGATGAGCGAGCTAGAGGAGTGGGCTGAGACAGTGTCTAAGATGGGCATCTACGTCGACGACTCACCAACAGCTAGCCCATCAGTCATGCGTTCGAAGTGCCGCAAGATTGCATCGGAGCGTGGCGTTGATCTGATCATCGTCGATTACCTGCAGCTCATGGTCCCTGACCGTAGTGGCAAGGATCAGAACAGGGTCAACGAGGTGGCCGACATTAGCCGTGCGCTCAAGGGTATCGCCCGTGAGCTAGACGTGCCGATCATTGCGCTGTCCCAGCTGAGTCGCATGAGTGAGTACCGTGACAGCGGTGAGCCTAGGCTCTCCGACTTGCGTGACTCCGGTGCCATCGAGCAGGATGCAGATATGGTGCTCATGCTCTGGCGCAAGGAACAACCCGACTTCACCAAGCAGTCTGAGGTAGTCAGCTGCAAGATTGCCAAGCACCGCAATGGTCCGACCGGTGTATGCGATCTAGAGTTCGTCAAGTCGACCGCAAGTTTCAGGGGGTAACATGTCAAAGAAAGTATTCATGGAGATAGAGTGCAAATGTCCAGTCGCAGTATGCGAACACAGCGAACATAAGATGACGCAGCTATTGCAAGATGCGTACGACGAAGGGTACGACGACGGATGGGATGCTGCCTTCGCCCTGTTGAACTCTGTGCTCCGGGCAAAAGGAATCAACCCTCCGTCCGACACACCAAAGCCACCGGCTAGGGGAAAACGGAAGACTGATTTGTTGAACTAACGCTTTCGCCAAGTGCTACGGGTGGGTGTGCTTGAAAAAAAATGCCCTAACAGTGGGGAAGGAATCCACTGTTAGGGCTTTGTTGTCAGCCGTATACTACCTCACCGAATAGTCCCAGCTGTACTACTAGGTCAGCTCCATCTGCGTCGACATGGAACTGGTTGTCGTTAATGATCTGATACTTGTGAGGGAACTGCTCGATGAGCAGCTTGACACCAGCTCTGATCTTAGCTGGAGTTAGATGCTCGTCCTTGAAGTCTGTCTCTTCGGTATCAGATAGAACTACTAGCACTTGGTCTGGATCGAGTGGCTTGACAATGTCATTCTCCCAATCCTCATATAGGTATTGCCACCTGTACTCATCGCACACTGCCCAATACCCAATGCCACCTTCGAGCGCTGTAGTGTAGATGTTCACTACCTCTAGGTCGCTTAGCTCTATGTCTAAGATCTTCATGCTACCTCCTAGATTATTTGGATCAAGCGTCCGCCTTCGTTGCACTCGTCGTCCGCTGATACCAGCATGACGATGAGTGTACCATCTGGCTTGCGGAATGTAATGGTAGGGAATGGGTTGCTAAACAATGGCGTGCCATCTAGGTCTGTGCTATCTACCAACCCCCTCACTACTGTACATCCGATCAGCGGTTCGATCATCTCTTTCATGATGTATGCTGACTCGGCATCGAGATGCTTAGCTCGAGTCTCTTCCTCGAGCTGGCGCATTGCGTCAAAGTTTACCATCACTCCTCCTCTATGAAGCAGTCGTGGCCATAGTACCACTCCTCTGCTTGCTGCTCTACATCAAGGTCGAATACCTTGCCACATTCAACACACTTAACTATGCCAAGAGTTCTTAGACTAATCATCTGACTGTACTCCCTTCAATGCTTGGTGCTCAGCCTTAGCAAACTCATCCTCATAGTACTTGAGCTGAGGGATTACGTTCTGATCTACGAAGTCATCCATGTTGCCCCATCCACGGGTGAGCACGAACCCTCCGCATGCGTCAAGGAACTTCTCTTCTGCATGTCCGCATGACATGCACTTCTGGTCTTGCCAGATTCTGTACTGCACTACGTTGCCGATCAGCTTGGCATCGTACTCATCTACTAGCGCAGTAAGAAACTGCTCGTACTCCTCCGGCTTGAGGCCGAAGTCTTCGACCGTCTTTTGCGTTAGGCATGCGAAGCCGCACTGCCCACTATCCCATGGATCATTGTATCCACCAAGGCTGACGCGTACTCCGCTGTGCACTAGCATGTACAGTGGCTGCGCGTATGCAATGGTCGGTGACTTGAGGAAGGCATCGAACTCATCGGTGCTATCGCACACGTCATCGATACTAATGTGCCTACCTGTGCTGCGTGTAGCTACGATTAGGAAGTCACGATCCATATCGTAATGGTAGTCCTGTTCGACTGACCACTTGATACCGTATAGTCCTTCACCGGACTGCAATGCTTCTGCTTTATACATGCTGCCTCCTATACTATGATTGCTGCTGGGTTGATGTTAGACTCGCGTGCTGCTTCTTCAATGTAGTTCTCTGCGATGTCATACCATACAACTTGTGCATAGTACGAACCGATTGCATCTGCGATTGGCCCATGAAGATCCTCTGTGCCATGGTCAAACATCTCATGGCATAGTTCCTCAAGGTACTTAGACAATGACCACGTTGCCGTGTACTTATCGAACTCATCTTCGATGTCATCGAATGCATCCTTGACTTCGAGCATTGCCTGCTCGTGAATCATATCGCCAAGTCCATCAACCTCTCCAATCCATAGAGCAATGTTCCACGTTTCGTAGTTGGCCCAGCCATTGTATTCTCTACTGCACATAGTACCTCCTATTGTAGCGTGTGCCGGATGGGTGGTGAACCATACCTCTACCCATCCGGCTGCACCCTACTTAGCTATTACTTGACACCCTTTGATGCCAAGAACTTCTTGTCCTTCAACTTCTTGGTGAAGGTGATGTGGACTTCTGCTACTGTCGATTCATACAGATCGGCAGTGTCTGCTCGCTCAGTGAAGTCACAGCCTGGCTTCTGAGTTCGCCACTCACGCAGCAATCCCTCATCGCTCAGAACTGTATTGAATCCATGGTAACCATCCCATGCATCATTGATATCCGTTACCTTCATGTCAAGAGCTGTAGCAATGTTCAGTGCCTTGATATTACCAGAGACACTGTTGCTATAGCTATTGCCCTTGGCAACGCGCTTGGCCAGCTCAGGCAGTGACGCCTGCATGATCAAGCCAATGATAGATGCGCTTGGTACTTCGATGCTAACCTGCTGGTTGAACTCAACTGGGAGTTCCTTAAGCTTTGGTGCACCACACTCGTTAGTCTTCTTAGCCATTTGAAACCTCCTTCTTAACTGTCTTATAACCAAACTGGTTGTTGTCATAGAAAGACTCTAGATCGTAGGCTTCATCCCACACTAGCTGTCCATTCTCTGAGCCAAACAACATCTCAATGAATGAAACAAGGTTGCCGTACTTGTACCTGCTCTCGACTTGATTGCCATCAATGAGGTTCTCAAGTCTGTCGAGATACAATGCACGTACCTTGTCGATGTACTTCAGATGCCGAATGGCACTGTCTACATCGTGCTTGCTATACCCGATGATATCATCAAGCTGTTCAATAGCTGATGACACATTGGTCAATGCCTCATCCGCGTTGCGGACTGCATCCCGTGCATTGTCAGCTGCTTGGTCAGCATCCCATGATGCAGACTCAAGGTTGCTTTGAGCAGACTCAAGAGTATCTCTAAGCTCGTTGATGTTAGCCATTTGATTCCTCCTTACACTTGTCACAGCAATAGTCAATGAACATATCCACATTTGGGGCCTTGCTGTCTCGATAGTTCTTAATCTCTTGAGCTATCTTCTCAGCTGTACCGGTTGCCCACTTGCGCCAGACCTCGTCTGGATGTTCAATGAATGTTACAAAGTCTATCTTTACGTGATGATTAGTACCATCACAGATATTCTTTTCTTGATTGTTATCGTGATCCATTGTACCTCCTTTAGTTATTGATATTCATGATGCGGTTTAGTTCATTCATCACCTCCTCTTTGTCTAGGTCTGATACTGTGCGGTGCTGAGTAAGCTCCTCTTCCTCTGGGAATGGTGCTTCCATCTCGGATGCCAGCTCATAGCCTAGCATATAGACCATCTTGCTGAGCAGATCGAAGTACTGTTCGAGTGCTTGATAGGTAGCATCAACTGCTTCCTCTTCGGTTGCACCCATCGTTACCAAGTTCTCTTCGCCAGTCTTGAATACTTCAGGGAATGATTCCCGGAATCGTACTCGATCTGCGTTGAAAGACTTGAGCATATAAAATCCTGAGACCAGGATCTGCAATGCTTCTTCTGCATCAGCTTTGTTGAAACCAAAGCTTAGGTCTACCTTGACCCTGTCTTCCATAGCTTCCTCCTTCTGCCATCAGGCAGCTTCTATTACGGGAGAGGGAACACCCCACCCCCAAGGTACGAACCGCTCTCGCCAAGTTTGGCAAGCGGTTTTTTTGAGGCGATAGGGAGGGGATAACTATTCCCCTCCCTTTGTATCGCTGAACTTTCGCATCTATGACGCTTATCCCATTGCTGAGATGAACTTTTGCTTCCGCTAGTTCATTGCTTCCAGTGTCCTTGCTAGTTAAGCACCAACCTGGTAGCCTTATCGTCTCGGTTGGTTATTCGTCCAACAACTAGCCAGCCTGCACCTGGCACGGATTTATTTAGCGGTAATACTCAGCGTTGATATCGTTGAGTATCTTCCGCTCGATTGCCGCCGCTGCGCGGCGCTCAATCTCCCAGGCTAGTAGGCGCTTGGGCGCCCACTTAATCTGTTCACCCTTAAAGAACTGGTCGATATGTACAATGCATAGTAGCTTCTTACCCCTGATAGTACGGATACCATCATAGGTGCATAGCCTACCTTCGGTCATGGCCTGGCAGATCATTGTTCCTCCTGCTTCTTACGCTTGATCTTCTCGAATGTTACTGGATAGCCTGCCATATAGTCATTGAACTTATCGAGGTACTTCTCGTACTCATAGCCTGCTTCATCTAAGCATTCCTTTGAGCAGAAGCCTTGCATTCCCATTACGCTAGGCTGGTCACACCATGGGCAGTTCACTTGTCATCTCCTTATCATCTTCGCCAGGTTGTTCAAGCCTGGGATTGGAGATAAATGGCACCCCGCTTGCGCGGGATGCCACTTATCCGGTTAATGCACGGTTCTTAATGGAACCTTATGCCTCTACTGGGATAACCTTTACTACCTCCAGCTGAAGGTACTTGGTATCCCGATTGAACTTGAGTTCAGTGACGAGGCTTACCTCTGTCCACTGAGCTGCTTCGATTGCTTCCATGATCTCGCCTGAGGCTACGCAGTTGAAGTAACCTGTAACCTTGAGCTTGCCTGCCTCATCTGAGGTGCGCTCTTCGATCGTGAAGATCCTCAACTTGTCTCCAGTCTTGGAGTTGTATCGGATATCCCAGCTTCCGTTGAAGCCTTTGGGTGCCTGCTTGGCACCCTCGTGATCCATTGCTCCCTGAATGAGAGCACGCTTTACAAATGCTGTTGGCATTTGCATCTCCTTCCCCCGCTAAGCGGGACTAAACTAGCCTGCCATTGGGCAGGATTTTCTACGGGCGAGGGATCCACCCCCACCCAAAGGGTAATGCTCTACCCCCACGCTTGACCCCACTGCTACCTTATCACTTGACAAAGCTTGACACGGAGCGGATGCTCTCGTATCCAGGGCATTCGTCAAGTCTTTCAAGCTAGAGGTGCAATCGCCAGGTTGAGCAAGCTTGCCCCAGTCTTACGGGCCAGGGCAAGGGCGTACCCAGATCCAGATAAGGTGAGGGGATTACTCCCCTCACCCTACCTGGGGTTGCTTAGGCCTCTACCTTAGAGACCTTCACCACCTCAAACTGGAGGTACTTGGTGTCTCGGTTGTGGCGGAGTTCGGCTACGATCTCCACCTCAGACCACTGAAGCGCATCGATCTGCGCCATCAGATCACCCTTGGCGACGCAGTTGAAATAACCGGTCACCTTGGTCTTGCCTGCGTCATCGATTGAGCGCTCCTCAATCGTGAACAGGCGCATGGGCGCACCGGTCTTGGAATCATATCGGATGTCCCAAGAGCCGTTGAAGCCCTTCGGTGCCTGACGGGCACCTTCGTGGTCCATACCACCCTGGACCAGGGCACGCTTGACATATGCCACAGGCATGATGTCTCCTTCCGGGGTCTCCCCCATTCTACGGGATAGGGATAAGCCCTATCCTCAGAAGATACGATAGGCCTTGTCCAGCAAGGCCAAGCCGACGATACCCATAACGGTACCGATGAACGATGCAATGATCGTCCATAGGAATGCGTCTAGCTCCATACTTATCACCCCCTTTCTTACGGTGAGGGTACATCCCCCACTCGTTTACTTGCTAGCGAGCCAGTGCTCTTCGCAGCACTGCTCCGACGGGATGTCCTTCAGGACTACCCGTGCGCAGCACGGGTGGTAGATCAACTCGGGGCTAGCCTCGTTGCTACCGCCAACTAGGACCACGTAGTCGAAACCTACTGTCTCGATTATCTCCTTGCAATGATCGCATCGGTACGGCATATATCTCACCTCCTTTCTACTAACCTTTGTAGCTAGCAACCACTAGCAGCAGATACCAGCCAATCAGGAATACTATAAAGGCCAATGCATCCTTCAACTAATCACCTCCTCTCTGCATTTTTACGGGTGAGGGCTCAGCCCCCACCCGTAAGCTACGCTTAGATGTAGCGCTCTACTGCCTCCTTCTCGCATGCGTCCGAGCCGCATACGTAGTACTCGTCCTCGTACGGAGTGCTGAAGATCTGCACAGTCGCTTCGTCCAGAAGCTTCTTGCAGATCACGCATTCCACCATGACCTACCTCCTTGCGCCATGTCGGCGCACTACACCAGAACCCACCCCCAGCGTGGGGGGGGGTTCCCCGCGTGAGCGGGTTTTACGGGATAGGGAACAACCCTATCCCGAAGAGGGAGATTTGGAAAGGGGGGTCCCGTGAGGGCTTTCCAAATCCCCCGTATCGTTGGGGGATTACCCTACCTCCGCACTGGACATACCCATTTGATAAGGAACCTTAATGTTGGTAAACCCTTGACAGGATTGGATATAAATAGAGGGTAATAGATATACCCCCTAATACGGTTTTACGGGTTATAAATAGAAAGTCATACCCTCTTAGAGGGTGGGAGAACATGGCAAAGAAGAACACTAAGATCCAGAAGCAGCTCGAAGAAGGTCTGAAGAACGCCAACCAGGTTGTCGACCAGCAGATCGAAGGTAAGGCTGCGCCCAAGCCACCGACACCTAAGACCCCAGCTGCTGCCGCCCCCTCCGCTCCGGCAGCTGGGGCTACACCTGTTGCTCCAGGCGCCCCGATGGCCGCCGGTCTAGCCGCAGACATGGCCTT